CGATGGATGAGACAAAGATTCCGTTCACTAACGAGCAGTTGATTAATGCGCTGGTCGTTAGCTACGAGGGCAGCGGGTACAACGATTTTCGTAAGGGGCTGGATATTTCCATCGATGATAGCAAGCTCGGCAAGCCAATCGGCTGGGGGGAAGGGGAGGAGGGGTTGCCCGGTATCGAGCCGCCGACGTTGACCAAGGATATGCGCGAAGCCCTGATCGAGGAGCTTAGTACGGCTTTTGCGAAGGAAGGCGAAAATGTTTTGAGCAACCTTGAGCCGCCGGAATATCTCAACGACTCGATTGCCGAGATGCAGGATAGCGATTGGGATCAGATGGAGGACAAAGAGAAGTTTGCGTGGACCGAATCGCATACCGACATTGTGTCTAACGCGCAGGACGAACAGAACAACTACTTCGGCGTCGGCCAAAAGGTCGCTGACGCCGGTAAGTTTTACATGCCGAATAAGATCGACCCGATGCAGGAGGGCGGCAGCGGTGCCGACTACACCGCGACCCAGAAGGTTGCGCGGCATCTGTCAATCGAGCGGGCTTCGCAGATCATGGTGGAGCGCGGGATATACGATAACATCGAGAAGGCTCGCGCCGATGCCAAGCGCATGGATACCATGTTGTGGAACGGCTGGAAGGGATCATCGCATAACAACGAGGGCCAGCTATTGCAGAAGGCAACGGCTGAAGAACTTGGTGGTCGGTTGAATCTAATGATGATTACCTCGACGACCGGGTTAATAGATCAGGCTATCTATGTAAGTCCCGGCGCTGCCCCCGGCCACGCCTACGATGCCGTCAAAGCCTACGTGCGCGGCAAGTGGGAAACATCGCAGTTTCTTTTGAAGAAGGCCGGTCTGGAAACCGTGGAGCTTTATCGCGCGGTGAACATTCCAGATACGCAACCGCCAAACGTGTATCAGAACGGTACTGGACCGGGGTTTAACGTCAGCACGACAAAGACGTTTGATAGTGAGGCTGAAGCAAACAAATACATGGAAAGTCAGGAAGCCATACATGGGAAGGTTGCTCTCGGCGGCGACAGCGGCTACCGGGGCAAGGTCAGTGAAGTTCACAATGTTTACAGAGTAGCAAGCGTTCACTCGTTTACGGACAAGGCGAAAGCCGAAGCCTTTGCGACCAAGTACCGCACTGATCCGGCGAACCCGGAGCAACACAGTGAGAAGCTGGCCGGTACGCCGTCAGTTCCGTCCCAGTATTCTTCTGCGCCGCCGCCGGATTTTACCCGGCTTCCCGACATTCAGGTTGAGCGGAACGGCGCAGCGTCGGCTACCACGGATCGCGGGGTGGCGAACAAGTGGGATGGCAAGGATGGGCGTGTCGTGTTGCGGGCATCGGTGCCGCGCACGGCGGTAGTCTCGGTGCCAGCCTACGGGATAAATGTGGAAGGCGAACATGAAGTGGTGATCGCTGGCACGGCGTGGAAGGGCTGGGATGCTTGGTACGGTGCCGCGCCACAGTTCGATAAGGTCAAGATCGGTACGCAGTTTGCGGGTGCCGCATGACGGTTTACAAGCTCGACATTCTTGCCAAGGAGAAGGACGAGAACCTTCCCTATTGGCTCGACCCCAGCCAGAAGCACGACAAGGATAGTCCGTCGCGCCAAGCGATCCGCGACAAGCACCGTGCGCGGTGGCTGGCTGAGCGGGACGCCAAGCGGGAAAAGAGTTACTTGGAATGGCTGGCGAAGGGCCGCTTCATCCAAGACCCGACGACCGGCAAGCTTCAGGGCAGCGAGCCGGGGGCGGGCCACGGCGAGGGTGAGGGCGGCGATGGCGGTGCCGGTGAGGGCGTCAGCGAAGGCGGCGTGGACAAATACGGGCTGAGCGCAAAGGATCGCGCGGTGGTTTACGATTGGATGGGCAGCGGCTACCGGCAATTGCGTACCGATCCAAGTTTCGGCAAGACGGTGGAGAAGCTGCCAGCGGCGACCGGGAGATTTTTTCACGGTACCCGGCTCACTCCGAAAGATGCGGCAAGTTTCAAGGCGGGCCAGAAAACCACCTTGTCGATGCATACATCGACCAGCGACCGCAGGAATACCGCCATAGAGTTCATGGAGTCACAACGGCACGACTCAGCTAAATCGGAGCGGGTGCTGTTTGAGATCAATGGCGCTGGACACCGGATACCGCGACCGCTGGCTGAGCTTGCCGGTGTGGATGCCGAGGCCGAGGTTGTGCTGAGTCTCGGTGGCCGGTTCAAGGTCAATGAAGTCGAGAAGGATGCCGAGGACGACGACGGCAACAAGTTCACCCGCATCACGATGAGCCAGATCAATGCCTGATTACAAAGACCGCTTCGGTGACACCGATCTCGATTGGATCACCATCGACAATGACGAGGACAAGGAGAAGGCGCTGATGGAAGCCAAGGAGAAGCAGCGCGTCATGCTGCGAGCCAAGCGGGCGCTCGGCAAGATGCAGAAGAAGGACGCCAACGACAAGCGGATTTTCATCGATCAGTGCGTGGAATCAATGACATCGAGCGGGGACTCCGAAGACGAGGACGAGGCCCGCGACATCTGTTTGCTGCTGTGGGAAGAGGGCGACGAGTACGGCGACGACTAGTTACCCCGGCTAAAAGGAGCTAGGACATGCCATCACCAAGCGACTACGACAGCCAGTCTGAGTGGATGTCGGACTGTGTTTCCACCCGGCAGGACGAACACCCGGATGAAGACAACGACCAATCTGTGGCAGTATGCATGAGCATGTGGAAGGAAAAGAGGGCTGATTCGGTGATCCGCAAAACACGCGAAACCCTTGCCGTCGAGAACATGGAGTTTGTTCTGAGTGACGCAACGGTGGATCGCTACGGCGACAGCGTGGACTCGGCTGGCTGGGTTCTCGATACCTTCAAGAAGAATCCGATAGCTCTGTTCAACCACAACTCGGACTTCCCCATCGGTCGCTGGAAGAACGTCGGTGTCCGCAGCAACGCATTGCGCGGCCAGCTTGAGCTTGCGCCGAAGGGAACGTCGGCGCGGATCGATGAGATCAGGGCGCTGGTCGAGGCCGGTATCCTGCAAGCGGTCAGCGTCGGCTTCATGCCGCTGGAGGCTAGCCCGCGCTCCATGACCGGCATGGGCAATCTTTACTCGAAGCAAGAGTTAGTCGAGACATCGCTGGTCGCAGTACCGGCGAACCCCAATGCTCTGGCGGTTGCGAAATCGCTCAGGGTTTCCGACAGCACGTTGAAGCTGGTCTTCGCCAAGCAAGGCGCACAGGGACCGGTGACAAAGGCTGGCGGCTCAAACGGCAAGCCAGCCGAAAGCGTGAAGACCCATCATAGGACCATGAACATGGTTCCGATTAGCAAGCGCATCGAAGAACACGAAGCTAGGATCGTCCAGAGTCAGGACGAACTCGACACGCACCTGAAGAACGGTGACGACGAGAACCCATCGACCGAATGGCTTGAGACAACGAAGGCCCTCACGGAGCGGGTCGAGAAGTTGCAGGCCACCCGGATCGCGCTCAAGGCCGCCGAGGCGGTGCAGGGCAAGGCGGCGCTAGTGGAGAAGACCGGCGAGTCGAAGGGTACCGCTCTGACCGTTCATCATCCGCGCCCGTTCGCTTTCCCGGCGAAGAAGATTTCACCGCTCGATCATCTCTGGCGCGGGATGGCTGTGGCGCTGAAGCACCACGATCAGAAGAACCAGCGGTCGGTGTTCGACGTGCTGCGCGAGACTTACGGCGAGAACGACCAGAGCGAACAGACTCGCGCTGTCATGGCTAACTTGATCACCAAGGCGGCGGTTCTTCCTGCCGACACCGTGACGACCACTTGGGCTGTCGAACTGGTGCAGACTGTCATCGGGGATTTCATCGCGGCGTTGATGCCGCTGTCGATCTACCCGAAGATTGCCGCCAAGGGTGGCTCGTTCACCTTCGGTCGCAACGGCACCATCTCGCTTCCCGCGCGCAATACCACCGCCACCATCGGCGGCGCGTTCTTCGCTCAAGGCGCTCCGATCCCGGTGAAGCAGGGTGCGTTCACGGCGATCACTCTCACTCCCAAGAAGATGGGCGTGATTACCACGCTGACCCGCGAGATCACCGAACACTCGACGCCTTCCATCGAGGGCATCGTGCGTCAGGCGATCTTGGAGGACACCGCGCTTGCCATCGACAGCATCCTGATCGACGCCAACGCGGCAACGACCATCCGGCCAGCCGGTCTGAAGAACGGTGCAACCGTTGTCGGCCCAACGGCTGGTGGTGGCATCGCGGCGGCAATTGGCGATCTTCGTGGACTCACGTCCTCGCTGATTACCGCGTCGAGGGGCAACCTTCGCGCTCCGGTCTGGATCATGAATCCGGGCGATGCGCTGGCGTTGCAGTTGACGCAAGCTGCGGCTGGCGGCGACTTCCCGTTCATGGAAGACATCACCAATGGCACCTTGATGGGCTATCCGGTGGTTACGTCCACGACGATTGCTGTTGACTCCATGATCTTGATGGATGCGGCTGACTTCATCAGTGCGACCGGTGATACGCCGCGCTTTGATGTCAGCGATCAGGCGGTCCTCCACATGGAGGATACGACCCCATTGCAGATCGGATCGAACGTCGGCACCGTTCCCACGGTTGCCGTCCCGACCCGCTCGCTCTGGCAGACCGACACCATCGGTATCCGCATGATCATGGATATCAACTGGGCCATGCGTCGGACGGGGATGGTTCACACCACCACCGCGATGACTTGGAACTGATGAAGGACGGGGACACGTCTCACAACGTGTCCCCAACTTTTCCAGAAAGGAATAAACCAATGCCTCCGGTAAGGCCGACCAGCACCGCCAACGTCGCGCCGCGTGTTGGAGAGAACGTCAACGCCGTGGTTAAGCCAACGCCGACACAGGAGGAGAGCGATCTTGTTGCGGCAGGCGTTCCTATCGAGCGACATGAATGGGATGGCTCGCCGCTCCAGAATATCCACGGTACCGCGCCGCCTGATCGGCCCGAGATACCGCCCGGTACGTTGCCGCCGCCGGTCAAAGCGCCAACGGTTACGTCGCTGACGCCAAACACCGCAATCATCGGCGATGCTGACTTCACCATGACGGTGAACGGATCGGGCTTTAAGTCCGACAGCGTCATCGTCTGGAACGGCGGCGATGAGCCGACCACGTTCGTCGCGGAGGGTCAGGTCACGACCATAGTCAAGCCATCGACGGCCAGCGGGCCGTACACGATTCCAATCGCCGTTCGCAACGGCGACAAAGTCAGTAACGAGATGTCGTTCTCGTTTACCGAGGCCGCAACGCGGTCAAAGCCACAAACCTAGGAGGTTGTAATGGCTGACGTAGTACCGACCACCCATCATCTGGGACACGAGACTGAAGCGCAGCGTCAGGCGGCCCTTGAGGCCAACAAGAAGGCGAGAGAGGTCCGCGAGAAGCAACAGAAGGAAGCCGAGGCTCAGGTGAAGGCCGACAGGGAAGAGCGCAACAAGATCAACACCGAGAAGATGGAGCGGGAGAGCAAGTACAAGCCGACCCCGACTCAGGAAGAGAGCGATCTCGTCGCTTCCGGCAAGCCGCTCGAAGAGCATGAGTGGGACGGTTCGCCGCCGCAGGGCATCGACCATGAGGGTGCCGTGGCTGCCGCGAAGTCCTACAAGCAGCCGGAAGAGTCGGCATGGGTCGGGGCCAAGCAGATTGAGGCTGGCAAGGCCGGTCAGTACAAGACCCGCGCATCGAAGCCAGCTTAATGGCTAACTGGCTCGCCAAGATTGCCAGTCCGTTTATCGGCAAAGCCACGGAAGGTCAGCCTCGACCGGGTCCGTGGGTTTTGCCGGTGACGGGCGGCTGGCTGTCTGCGGAAGCCGGATCGAACTGGAATTGGTGGCAGCTTGGCTACAACGTCGAGGACTATGCACCGTCCGCGCTGGTCGAAGCTTGCGTGTCGGCCTATTCGCAGACGGTGGCGATGTGTCCCGGCGATCACTGGTTGTCTACCGGTGACGGCGGGCGCGAACGGGTAACAACATCGGCGTTGTGCCGCATCATGCGGCAACCGAACTCCTACCAGAGCATATCGGACTTCCTGCTGAACTCGGTTCGGTGGCTCTACTTAACCGGCAATACTTACGCGGTAGCTGAGCGCAACAGCCGGTATGAGGTCAGCGCCTTGCACCTGATGGACTCTCGTCAGTGCGCCGCGATGGTGGCTGAATCTGGCGATGTGTTCTATCAACTCGGCGGCAACCTCATTACCGACAGATTGATCGGTGACGAGCTTATCGTCCCGGCCCGTGACGTTCTGCACATCAAGTTGCAGACCAGCCGCTTCAATATCCTGAAGGGCGAGAGTCCGCTGATCTCCGTCGCGCGCGATCTTGCGCTGACCGACAGCATGGTCGCGCAGCAGTTGAAGTTCTATTCCAACCAAGCTCGCCCCGGCGTGACCTTGTCCACCGACATGGTGCTGACCAAGGAACAGGTCGAGCTTGTGCGGCAACGCTGGGACGAGCAATCGAAGGGGCTGGGGTCCGGCGGCACTCCAATCCTGACGCAAGGGCTGAAGCCGGTGGCGGTGCCGCAGCAAAGCGCCGAGGAGATGCAGCTTGCCAACGTCTTGAAGTTGGCCGACCAGCGCATCGCTTTGGCGTTCCGCATACCGCTGCAAATCTTGGGGCTTGGCGGGACCGGCGCGGCAACCGAAGAATTGATGCGCTCATGGGTTTCGACGGGGCTTGGCTTTTGCCTCAACCACATCGAAGAGGCCATCGGTTTGTTCTTCGGCCTCAAGGGTCAGCCGGACGAGTACGTCGAGTTCGATACCCGCGC